CCTGAGATTCCCAACGGCATACCGTCAGAGAATGATCCTTGTCCGAAAGGATAGACCAAGAAGACTGCAAAGGCAGCTGAGACTGGGGCACTATAAGCAACACAGATCCAGGGTCTCATACCCAAACGATAGGACAATTCCCACTGTCTACCCATGTATGCTGAGATACCTATGAGGAAGTGGAAGATAACCAACTGATAAGGACCACCGTTATACAACCACTCATCAAGAGTAGCAGCTTCCCATATAGGATAGAAGTGAAGTCCAATAGCATTGGAAGATGGAACTACAGCACCAGAGATGATGTTGTTACCATACATAAATGAACCAGCAACTGGCTCACGGATCCCATCGATATCGACAGGAGGTGCAGCAATAAATGCTACGATAAAGCAAGTGGTAGCAGCAAGCAAGCATGGAATCATTAGAACTCCAAACCAACCAACATAGATGCGGTTGTTTGTGCTTGTCACCCACTCACAAAACTGAGGCCATCCAGCGAGGAGACCTTCATTACGTTTTTGAAGAGTTGTCATGAGGACAATAAAAGTTATAGGGCTCAAAGGGTAAGAGCGATATAATATTTCCAGTAATCCCTTCACTACTGGATAAAAAGACTAATTATAACCCCGTTTAGTCTTGGTCAGGGGAAGTAAGTGTCCGAAGACACACATATTATATATGCATTGTAAAGTTTTGTCAAGACCACCTTGTGACAGTTAACTCAACGGCATTATTGTTATTAACGATCTGACTTTCCACCTCAAAACCTTCTGACTTTGCAGTAGCAGTCAGTAATTGTATGCAATATAACTGAGTAATCTTTTCAAGAAATCTTTCTATTGGTATCTGATGTGACCAAGTTTGCCTATCAGTTATCAACTCATAGCATTGACTCTGTTTGTTCCATTTGAAACCCATGTCATCACCTATTGTGACTTCACACATTACTCTTTCGTGATCATGTCCTATAGGATTTACTAACTGTCTATTAATATCAACTGGATAACCATCAAGCATCAATGCTTGAATCAATGCTGGTTTGTCTTTGATCTTTGTTCTGATTTTGCTGAAGTGAGACATAGTATTCAGGTTTATATTCTCGTGAGTTAACTGTACCGAGTGCTTGTTCAAATGGTAGTGTAGCATCTAAACACTGGTTAGATACAAACCCTTGTACCTCTTCAGTTACTGTCCCATCTTGAGCGATGATGAATTTAATTGATTGCTTAAGCATATAAGAAGGAAGCACCACCAAAGTATGTATATGCTGCTAAAATTGCTACGAAAATAATTTGAGGCATGACTAGGTAAAAATACTACAATAGTATATAGGTATTTTTACTTTAAGTCAAGCTCTATAAATAAATTTTTAACTGTGAGGGAAGGAGTCGAACCTTCAAGTCCCGCCAGGAACATCAGTTAAACAGACTGACACGTTTACCAATTTCGTCACCTCACAAAGAATCCCTAATCAGGGATTGCTTGCATGATACGTGTGACTCCTATCCCACCACCTGATCTAGGAAAGAAATCAAACTCAAGGAATTCATCGAGTTCCTTCTCAACTCTTTCCTTACCAAATAATTTGTAAAGTAAACCAGCATATTCCCCATTAGAAATAGTATGGAATGTATCACGCATCTGTTCCTTATCGGTGCTGCGTTCCGCACTACCAATAGTTTCTTTACCATCTAGGATAACATCAATCTTCTTACTGGTTACACCATCATCATACCTTGCCATGTTCCAGAAAGGTGATGTCCATTCAGGAAACTTGGTGATCATACCACGACCAATAGTTCTTTCATGATCATGGTCAAGTTCCTTAGCATTAAATACATCACCCCATTGCTCATAGGTTTTTATTTGTAAAGGTTCTACAGGTATACCCAAATATTCACACAACTCTATCTCCATCTCTTCAAGTTCTTTTACACCTCCATGCATTTCAAACTCAAACATTGGGAAGATAACTTCATGTCTTCCTGGTACTGGATTTGGTTCCTGTCTATAAGAGGTTGATACACAGAAGAATCCTGGTGCTTCAGGGTTAGAAAGTAATTCATATTCCAACCACATCTGTCCTGTCTGTGGTAGTGGCCATACCTCACCATTATATTCATAGGTTGCTACTGTCTCTGGATCTTCACAAGCAGCAAGTATACTTAAACGATTCTGAGTATGGACTTCAAAGAAACCTTTGGCCAAAAAAAAGGAGCGTAAACGCCCCACTGTATCGGTATATTTCTTTGGATCAATCAAGCTTGTCATTATTTTCGGTCAAACTAGTTTATTTATACAAAAAGTTTTCCGATCCTCCACCTTTCCAAGGTGAATGTTTTTGTACTGCCATCTTATACATCTTTTCATGTATATCTTCTGGCTCGTCTTGAGGTTCTACAGAACTCGGTGAGGCATCTATGGGTTCGTCCCTTGCGATTGGCATACTATCATGTGGGTGTGGTACATCATCAAACCAATCATCTAAAGGCAACCTATGCAGTGGTTTGGAATTATTCATATTAGTATTTAGCTCCCATATTATCTATCCAGTTCTTAAAGTTGTAACTTGCCCACTGAGCAACTTGTATAGGATTATCATATAAGTATGTGTTTTCATGTTGATCAGCATACTCAATAGCTTGTCCAAAATCTTCATGCCAATCAAATTCATCACACATTTTCTTTGCAAATCTCCAGAAAGGAGTATCATACTTTGATCCAAAATTATAATGCCACAGTAAAAAGTTTTCTATTCCAGCAACATCGTTATCAATACTAGTTTGTATTGTTTCTTTAGAATCACCATCAAAAATATGTCGTGAAGATCTATCAGCAATCATCTGATACATTGCCATTGAAGAGGCTTCAAGAGGTTCTACAAATGCATACTTATTACCATTCAGAATAGTTTTATCACCTTTCCATATACTCTTTGCTTTATAATTTCTAAAACTAAAAGAATGAATAGCATCTAAACCAAATTGTTCTTTAAAATTTTTCGTTGCAGTTTCTTTATCAGTAACAGTATTATTATAAAGATAACCGTATGAAACACTATCATGATTTGGTATACCAAACGCCCATCCATCTGGAGTGGCAATAGATCTAGTCCAAGTTAACTTTGGATCAGGTTCATTTGTCCTCCCTACAATAGCAGAGTTTATAGGATTTGTTAATGGAATATAATCATCATAATCTATCTCAGATCTACCTCTACAATCATAGATCCAATCAGCATCAATTTCTTCTTCAGGATCACTTATATATTTCTCATGCACCTTATAGTATCCACAATTCAATGTAAACTCTGATAAAAATTGTGGAATGAAATGAATACCTGCTGACTCCATCGGAAAAGGATGGAAAAATTCTTCCTTTTTATGACCCCATCCCTCATAACTCGCACCAGTTTTGAATACTGCTTTGACTGGATTGTTATACCAATCCCAACCATAAGTTTCAAAAAATAAATTAGTAGCTAACAATAATGCTGCTTGCCCTACTGGTTCTGGAGGCACTGTTTTAGTATGATATATTTCTATCTCACAATGCGTTTTATGATATCTTCTTAGATAAGCAGCAGTCAAACATGCACCACTACCAGCACCAAGTATAGCAATTTTCATACCAAATTAAAATGTCCTGCTGTAATACCTATTGTAACAAGAAAACCGAATTCTATCAAGTCTCTATACGGATTGTTTAAAAGTCGATTCATCTTCCTGTGTCTTGTTTACGATAATAATTTGTTTACCATCATGTTTAAACATCAATTCGTCATCATAGTCCCAACATAATTCTTCATAGAGAGCATTAAGTTTCTCCATATCTTCATAAAGAGCATTTGGATTTGTCATGCTTCGCTCTTACCTCCGACGGCAATCTTTACATATTTAGATCGTGGTTTAACACCACTAAGAACACAACATCCTTCATCAATTTGTTCTTTTGTTAAAGTATCTTTCTTTGTATCCTTAATGTTACCGTCAATTAATATACCTAGATCATCTTCAGGTAAATTAACAATACATTTTTTAGCAATCTCACTAATAATTTCATCGGGTTTAACGAAAATCATTTGAGTTTTAGGTTCACCACCCTTTTCTGATTCCCACACATCATCTTTATAGATGAATGTTACTTCACAATCACCATAGGTATTAGTGCATCTATTATCTAGATACTCTTTAACTGCATTATAATATTCAATATAACCTGGATCAGTAAGATCAAAACCCTCATCTCTACAACGTTTTTCCAAAGCAGCTAGTGGATCTAGCTGATTGGAAACGTTGTTATCTGCTTTAAGGACTTGGGATGCCCCCTGAATCATGCTTTTTAATTCAGATTCTTGTTGTTCTGGAGTGGGCTTCTTAGGTTCTAGACCTTCCATACTACATTATGTAACTGATCTATTTAGACTAGACCAGGAATGAGTTGCCCAGTGAAACTGTAGCTAGCAAAGGCTGCAACGCAACCAACGATAGCAGCAATACCATTCCACTTTTCAGCGATGGAGAAATCGACTTTGTTGTTAGTGTTTTCATTTGACATTAGTAGATACCTGGGATTAAGTTGCCTGTAACTGCATAGGATAGACCAAAGATCCAAATTCCTAGCATAGCTGCACGACCTTGTGCTCTAAGGAAAATATTTTCGTTTTTCATTTAGAATATACCTGGAATGATTTGGCCAGTTGTGATGTATGCACCTGTTGCAGCTACGAAACCAATCATAGCCATCCAACCGTTAAACTTTTCTGCTTCTGGAGTCATTGTTCTTAGATTTGTAATTAGGGATAGAATTTAAAGAGACCTTGCTTCGACTAAGCAATGCCTGGAATTACCCATCCGAAGATGGCGTAGTTATGGATCGCTGCAAACAAACCAATCATCGCTAGGCGACCATTAGTTCTCTCAGCATTCTTCCAGTAACCGTCATAGTTCTCAACATACTCCATAGGAGGTTCTGCTGCGAACATATTTTGCTTGCCATACTCAGTAGTTGTATACCTTTTGGCAGTTGTTGAAGTCATTTCTGTTTTGTTAAGAAACGTTACATAATTATATAGCAAACCTTAAGGTCTTGTCAAGCTCCATTTGACCAGTTAACCGCACAAAAAAGGGTTACCATTTCTGATAACCCTGATAAGAGATGCTTATGATGTCTGTCATACTGACAACCATCTAGTTTAGAGTCTATTGGGAAAGACTAGAATGATACTGCTTCATCTGAAGATGATCCAAATGTAATTACCTCATCAGTATTAACATTGTAATTAGTATACGGATCGAGCTCGATTGATTCAGGAGTAATAGTTACAGTACTATCACTACCATCAGTAACAATAGAAATGTTCTCAGGATATAAACCTGGAGTAGTAGTTACCTCAATTCCTGGTACTGCTTGAGGATGTGCATCTGCTTCAAACTTCGTTAAAGCTGCGTCTATGCTGTCCCTCAAGGATTGTAAAGCTTGGTGATACTGTGTGTTGTTGCAAGTCATGGTTGTTATTTGAAATTGATGCACATGTATGTAGAGAATCTATAAGAATATCTTGCATGATCTCTTCCAATGAAAAATCTTCGTAATTCATGGTGACTCTCTGGATAATAGAGGAATTATAACTCCTATTTATAGAGTTGTCAACCCTTAAAATAATCCTTTTTCATATACCTACCTAGTATATTACTATTATAATATGCTGGTGTGCCATCAGCATTTGCTTCAGTAAGAACATTATGGATAAACAACTGTCGTGTTTCCTCATAGTTTACTTGTCCTAATGTCTTATGAAGACTTAGTATTTCTCTTCTGAAAACGTTTCTTCCATACTTTCTAACGTCTTCTTTAAGCTCTTTAGAACTTCCGTAGTATTTCTTCCAGTCACTCTCACTCGTAACCTTGCGTTTTGCACCTCTAGGCTTTCTATGTTGGGCAAAGTATTTTCTGCCAATGTATTTCTTGCCAGTGATTTCATTAGTAATGAGGTAGACGTAACCGAAGAAGTCGCCAATATCGTTAGAAGAAAAATTTGTACCCTTGTATACCCAGGGGTTTTCATAAACTCCTTCTTCAACCATTTCATAATCTTCATATCATTGCTCTTTATATAGGTCACTCCCAGTATTCATCTAAGAACTCTAGGACATTAAGAAGTATTCTTTGTGCTGCTCCTCTCTGGCGATCATCCCACTCAGGATACCACCCATTGTCTAGCCCAGTTTTCATCTTCATGATCTGGGCTACCACCGCTACCTTGTTAATTCGACCATTCACTTCAGTTTATCCTGAAGTTGATTCCAATCAGAATCAAACTTCTGTAAACCACTATCAGTTAAGCAGTGGTCATAACACTTCTGAAAAATATCGTAAGGAAGAGTGCAGATATCAGCCCCCACTCTAAAGCAAGCGGGTACTTGGCGAGACTCCCGAATGGAAGCAGCGAGTACTTGAGTTTTTGAACCATGCGTTGCGTAGACATCTGCGATTTCCTCCACTAGTGAAATGCCATCCCAATACTGATCATTTAAACGACCAATAAAAGGTGACACATATGTTGCTCCTACCTTAGCTGCTAAGATTGCTTGTGCAGCAGAGAAGATTAAAGTTATATTTACTGGCACTTCATCATGATGAAGTTCCTTACATGCTTTAAGACCTTCTCTTGTGCAAGGTAGTTTGATTGTTATGTTTGGACTTATATTAATATATTCCTCTGCCATGTCAAGCATTTCAACGGCAGTCTCTCCTACAACTTCAGCAGATACTGAAGCAGTCCAAGGAAATAGATCTGAGATTTGTTTAATGACTTCGAGCGGTTCTTGGCCACACTTCTTCATCAAAGAAGGGTTGGTAGTAACACCGTCAATTAGACCAGTACTAACGCCATGCTTAATCAGCTCGATGTCAGAGCAGTCTAAAAATAATTTCATAGCTCTGTCTATAATTGAATTTATTTATTATAACATGTATTAATGGTAATGGGTCTTAATGATAGTACCAACACATTATTTGAAACGATGATCCATACCCCTTCTAGCTTTATTGTATAGTGATATACCAGCATTCTTAAAGAATCTAGAAAACTGATTGTTAGTTTTAATTTGATTACACATCCTACCATACTCCATCTCATTCATATAAGTTATCGATGATTCAAAATTCTTTCTATAGAATGGAATGATTTGAATGATAGGATCTCCCTCAGATATAACTTGCTTTTTATAATCAATATCCTCATACCCTTCAATCATATCAACTTCTTTATTCAATTCCATAAACCAATGCAACTGACATGCACTTATATCACTATGATAAACTCCTGTGGCAGTTGTAACTATCTTATTTCTATGCCAAACAGGATGTGTTATTAATATCGATACACCTGGTTGTGTTCTAACATACCACGGACCTTCTATCTTAAAAAATGCATTATACTTTGGTCTTTGCTCTTCCAACATAGTATAAAACTGACTAGATTCATGATATCTAAAACCAGATTTCTTATACTCATCTATCCAATCACATCTCAATTGATTGGTTGTAGAATCATGACTAAAAATAAATGTATTCCATGCGGGTACAATGTATCCAAACTTCATGAAGTCTGTAATTCCAGGACAATGTGATATCAATCCTGTAGAAATAGAAGGTGACAGATGTGGCCTCTCTCCTTCATCTTCAGGAGGAGTCATATAAGTTTTAAAAGGACACCTTTTAAGATTTAAATATTCTAACTTTTGAAACCATTCAGGAAATGCTTTAGCCGCTGGAATAGGTTCTGCAATACACCCTTTATACTTATCTGGGGTAACAAACTCAATCTTTAACGACATATTAACACAGCTTTGAGATATTTATTGTACAATAAAAAAGAGAGGATGTCAATCCTCTCTTAAACAAGTATGTCAACAGAGTTGTTTAACTACACGCATGTGCTTTACTCTTTACCTTAATACCACGATACATTAAATCGTAGTTTCTGATCTTGTTATGC